CCGGATCCGCCGCGGCGCCGCTCTGATCGCCTTCGGCCATCTGCAGGTCGCGCATGTGCCGGATCAGGTGCAACTGGTCGTTGTCCTGCGGATTGACGTGGACTTCCTCGCCGTGCAGCAGGTTGACCCACTCCGTCTTGGGATCCACCGGCATATCCGGCACCGGCGGCCGCGGTACCAGGTCTTCGAAGTTGGGGTCTCCCAGCGCCTCGTGCGCCAGGCGCGTGCATTCCCACAACGCCACCGGGTTCTGCACCACCAACGGGTTCTGTAAGTCCAGCTGGTAGCGCGCCAAGCTCTGCTGTTTCTTGGCCTCCCGCGAATACACGCTGTTGGCGAACTGCAGCCGGAAATCATACCGCCCGTCGCGATCCTCCATGCTCAGAATCGACCCGCCGTTATTCACTGGGAACAGCCCGCCGGCGTCTTCCTCGGTCACCCGGAAGAACTGCTGGGGCCCGGAGAACATATACTCCAGGTCCCAGAAGTGAGCCAGCACCACCGCCATGTCCTCGCGCAGCACCTTGGTGTCGAGCGAGATGCGCACGTTGCCCTCTTCCAGTAGTTGCTGCGTCTGGATCCCGGTCTTGGGCGCGTTCGGCCGGTCGCTCTGCCGCCCCAGGTGCATGTCGCTCATGCCGGTGAGCCGCTCGCCGTAGGCCAGCAGCACCTGCTCTTTCCACTGCGCGACATCGATCTTAGTGCCGATCTGGAACTGGAAAATATCGTTCTTTGGATCGTTCAGTGGGATGGCTAGGCCCGGCTCAATCTTGAACATTTCCGGATCGAAGCCGCTCGCCGGCCGGTACCCGATCGGCGGATTCATAGCCAACTGCCCGCCCTCCGTCGCCTGGTTGTGGTTCACCTTCAGATCGTCTTCGATGTCGCACAACAACTCCGGCAGGCCCGGGCTCCAGTACGTGCCGTCCGCCATCATGCTCGATTCCACGAACGGCCGCCGGTTCTTTTTGAGGGGATACAGTTCCGCCAGGTCCTGCACCCCGATCACTAGCCGCAGGTCCCACAGGAAGCGGACTACGAAATCGTGCTGGTGCATGTCGCGCTTGTCGAAGTCCCACTCGCTCGCCGAAGGCATGCCGCCGCGCGGCCCTTTCTTGAGCGGCCGCCAGCGCCCGTACCACTCCAGCACCATCACCCACTCGCCGCTGGAAAGCGGCCGTTGGTACATGATCCCCTCGGCCTGGTCCTTCTCCAGCTTGATTTCTTCGCCTTCGAACTCGCGCTGCGCGCCGTGCTGCGCCAGGTTGAGGATCGTCGCCCAGTTCTTCTTGATGTTCTGGTAGCGCCCCTCTTCCTCGCCCTTCAGTAGGTCCTCGGGCGTCACCCGGTACCGCCGGATGACGAAGCTGAACTCGTGAATCGTCCGCACCTCCTCCGCCGGCACGATCACGTCGTCGGGCCACAAGGGGTCGAAGTCCGGACCCTCGTAGTCCACCACTTTGAATCCCTCGCCGCCCTGATCTTCCAGATATCCGCGCTGTACCGCCTCCGCCGTATCCTCCGTCGACGGCACCACGAAGGTGTCTTTCTTCCAGGGGCTGTAGGCGATCGACCGCCCGAACAGGATCTTCCGGTTGACGAATTCGCAGAACGGCTTGATGAGCTTCATCGAGTTGAACACCCGCCAGCTCATGTACTTCGAAATCTTCTTGTCCCTCCGGTAGTTGCTCGGCCCCACCGGGACCGCCACGATTTCGGCGTCGTCGCCGAACAGCGAGTCCATCTCCTTGGCCCACTTCGTCATCACGTTCCAGCGGACATAGGGTACCGGCAGGTTGCTCGCCGTCTCCTCGCCCTGCGCCGGCGCGTCCACCAGGCCGCGCCAGCGCCGGTAGTAAGTCCGCCACCGGTTCATGCGGCGGTTGTGATCCGCCAGCGCGGCACGGTAATCCGTCTGCACCCGGTTCCCGATGCGGTCCAGCTCGGCCTGCGGCCATTTCAGCTGATAGTCGTTTTGTGTCATGCCGCCAGAGCCTTCCGTCCCTTGGTCACTTTGAAGGGCGCCATCAGGACGTCCATCAGCGATACGTACCTGACGCAGAGCGGGCAGAGCCCGTGCCGCTCTGTGCAGATGTCCGGGTTCAGCTGCGATCGCCGGTAGTGTTCCATCAGGAAGTCGAACTGCTCCTCCATCACTTCCTCGTTCCACCTCGGGGCGATATATTTAACGGATCCCGCCATTCCGGCCCGCCTACGCCCCGGGGAATTCCTTGCGGAACATCGCCAGGATCATGTTGTACATCACGGCCTGCTTGTCCGGCGTGGCAGCCCGGGCAGCCGCGATCTGGTCCATCAGGCTCGTCTGCGCGGCCGCGGTCGGCATGACCAGGTCGGCGAGAGGTGGATCGAAAGGCACGAAGGTAATCACGCCGGTGTCGCTGACCACCTGCATCGTGGGCTTCGCCGGCGCCAGCTCGGCGCCGCCCTTGCCGGCGTTCACGCTGATCTGTGCGTTCGCCAGGGCGGTTGTGTAGTTGGCGGCCGCCTGCGTGTTGGTCCGCACCGCTGCCAGTTGCTCGTCGCGGATGTTCAGCCAGTCGGTATAAGGCTGCCCCGCCATGAAGCTCTGCGTGACCTTGTTGCCGCTGGCGTCGGTGTAGAAAAGCGTTACGCCGTCTGTGTCGAAGTTGATCATAAAGCTCCTTTGTTTTCCCGATGCTCGATCCACCAGCGCACCAGCAGTGCGCGCCCGTTCAACTCTCTGGAGAATCCCAGTCGCTGGTAAATCTTTCCCATGTAGACCTTCACCGTCCCCTCCGTGAGCCCCAGCGCCGCCGCAATCTGTTTGTGGATCTTCCCTGCCGCTACCAGCTCCGCGATCTCTTCCTGCCGGGGACTTAGCTCCGGGCGGGGCCGGCACACCCTCGAAGCGTCCAGCGGGCAGGCACGCGCCGGCCTCACCGTCAGGTCGCGCATCGAAGTGTGGGCGTTGGCAATCACAATCGTTTTCCTCTCAGCGAATCCGTACGTTCCTGCCCCGGTCATCTGGTCTTTCGACAGGCCGCCCGTAGTGCGACACCTTGGGGAAGACTGGCGCGTCCGGCAGCCGCGGCCGCGGCATCTTCTCGATCACCACCAGCGCCAGGGCGAGCGCGATCACGCAGTCGTCATGGCACCCTTTCTCGTGCTCCGCCTTGCCGGTGGACTTAATCACGAAGGTCAGCAGCTCCCGCTGCGTTACCGCATCGTGAACCAGGATCGCCATCTGCCGCAGCGCCTCGTCCAGCGCCGAAATCAGGATCGGCCGGCTGACTCCCGAGGTGTCCCACCCGATGCGGTCGCCGCGCACTTGCGGATCCCGGTCCGGCGCCACCGGCCGGTGATAGATCATCGAGCTCGGATAGTCCGCGTTGAGCACGGCCTCCAGCATCGAGACGCCGCCGCCGCCCGGGTTCCGCTCGCCGCAGATTTGCGCCAGGTTGTAGTACCTTCCCAGCCTGGCGACATAGCGCCCGCTCTCTCCCGGCATCATGCGCGCGCGCAGCACCGCGCATTGCTCGCCGGTGTCGCGGTCGAGGATCTGCCCCACCGTCCAGTCGGGGTCTGTTTCCCCGTCGCCCTCGCCGATGTCGAGTCCTTGCGCGCAATCGACCCCCAGCGCGTAGACCCTGCCTTTCTCGGGTCGACGCCAGATTCGCAGTGCCCCGTTCTCCCCGGGCAGGAAGATCAGGCGTTGCTCACCGGCGCCGATATCGTTCATGGTCAGTTCGCCCACCGCCGGATCCCGCTGGATCGGCATGCGCTGAATGTGTGGGATGCTGAAGCGGTTCCGGGAGCTTGCCGAGAAAGCCTCTTCGGGCGTCGCCGGATGCTCCCGGCGGAAGCGCTGCAGGTCGCCGTGGAAGTCGTTGGCAATCGTCCACCGGCGCCACCCGAGCTGGGGCAGGTCCAGGTTGTACCGCGCCATCAGCTCGCGCTCGTCCGCGCTCAGCGATTCCTGAAAGCGTTCCGGCGAAATGGCCAGCGGCATGCGGTTTGCCGGATGCTCCCACCAGCCCATGAAGATGCCCACCCACTCGCTGTCCTGATTGGTGTCGATGGCCGCCTGCCACATCTTCTGGAAGTAATCGCCGATGGTCTTGGCCGTGCCTTCCACCACGGCCGTGGTCTCCGGCAACTTCGGCACCGCCGACATCACCGCCGCCAGCGTGGCGGCCGGATCCGGATAATAAGGGAACTCCGAATAATGCACGTTGGTGAAACGCGTGCCGCGTCCGAAGTTCACCGTCCCCGCGGTGTGGATCTGGATGTAACTGCTCTTCGGGTCTCCCCCATGCTCGAAGTAAATCCGGTCGCTCAAGACCTGCGTGGCCGGCAGCATGATGGCGTAGTCTTCCTCCCCGGGCGGGGGGGGAGTGTCGGCCAATCCGAAGGGCAGATACGTATCGTGGAAGCGCTTATAGACCTTGAAGATGTCCCGCACGCTATCATCGGAGTGCGCCATCACGATCGTGTGCACCCCCGGATCGAACGCCGTGCCGTGAAAAAACTCCGCCGCGGTGCCCGTGGTGGCCTGGATCCGCCGGCTCTTCAGGTAGATGATGCGCACCGGCCGGCCGTCTTTGCGCTGCTTGTCGATTGCTTCCCTGAGACGCACCTGGCCCGGAGAGAGCATCATCGCCACGTTGCGCCGCTGCTCGTTCTCGACTACCAGCGATTCCCGGCAGAACCGGGCATGGTCGGCAAACGCGCGCTGCAGCTCGGCGTATTTCACTGCCGTCCGTGCGGGCAGTTGTGCTTCTGGTGCCAGGCGCACAGCCCGCTCTTCCAGTCCGCGGCGACCTCATAGCAATGGGCCATGATGCAGAGCGGGTGCTGCGGTCTGTAGTTATCCCGCCACAGCAGGACGGTGAACGGCCCCAGATTCAGAGCCAGCCCCGGCGTCGGGTTTACCAGAACGCTGAAGCCGACCAGAAACCCCCAAGACACCAGCGCCTCGAAGACCCAGCGGCTGCCCAAATCGAAACGAACACACGGCGCTGTCATGCTGCTTTCCCCTGTACCGCCGCGGCCACCTTGTCGCGTGCAGCCGCCAACTTCGCCCGTACCCACGCCGGCGAGTGCCCGCGCGTTTGCCCTATCCTGCCGATAGCGGCGCCCGCCAGTGCGGCCCGGATCACGTCGCGTTCTTCGTCCGGCAGCCGCGCGATCGCCGCCGCGGCCAGCCGGTCCAACTGAGCCCGGTTGGTCAGCTCATCGGGCAGCGGCGCCCGGTCGCACAAATAGCGGGCGATGTAATTGCCGCTCTCCGTTTCGCCGCCCTGCTGTCCGTTGTCTTCTTCAAACCACTCATCGATCGAGGTGTGCTGCGTCTCCAGATACGCCTGCCTCCGGTGTCCGTCGATCACGGCGCCGCGCACTCGCAGATAGCAGTACTTCCCGAAATCTCCCCTCGAGGGTTCCCACCGTCCGGCCGCCTCCACTAAGCCCACGTGCGC